CGATAAGATCGGCGTCCCTTAACTGAGGTTGTAGCGCATCGTCGTCTGCAGCTTCTTTTGGAGTCCTATTATGGCAAACGAACGTGTTAGAAGTAGAACCGATTTAGGTACGCGTCCAGGTCTTCTTTCGTGGTTTGATCCACGAACGAATACTGGCGCGGACATCGGTTTTACGACGTCTTCATTCACTAACTGGGAATACATCAGGGATATAAGTACCCCTGGTTTCCGTAAGTTGAAGGTGAAGCCGCCGCACGCCGTTTTCCACGAGAAGATTCGTGCAGTCACGAGTCATTATCCAAGTTGGGTCGATTGGAACCAAGTTACGGTTCATCGATACATTCCTGGATTAGACCCGGGATCGCTGAGTCATCTCGTCCCATCCCCTGATGAGATGTCTATTCAGAATGGTTGTCGTTCCGCCTTTGATCATTTTCATGATCAAATGCCGGACATAACATCTTTACCGAATTTCCTTTTGGAACTTCGAGATGTTGGACAACTTTTCCCTAAACTCTTCTTACCGTCGGGTAAGCAGGGTCCGTTGATGGCTAGAGCTCTTGCTCTTTCCGCCAATGGAGGGTTTCTGAGTTATCAGTTCGGGTGGAAACCACTCGTTTCTGATATAATCGCTATGGGCAAGGCTTCGGAGAAGATCATAGACCGACTTGAGTTTCTTCGCGCTTCACGCGGGAAGTTAACGAAAGTCAATTGGTCTAGGAAAGAATTCTTCAAGCCTGCTTCCTTAGCCGTAGATTATGATCTATGGGCTAGCGGAGGTGGCCAGCAGCTATTAGCATCTGTCGTCAATTATTCGGCGGACTTTACTGCCTCGGGATACATGTATCACGAGTTAGAAGGTCTCGACGGTGATTTGGCGATGTTCAAGGCGTTCAATTCCGCTCTTGGATTAAATAATCCAGTCAGAACTATATGGAATGCTATCCCATTTAGTTTTGTTCTCGAGTGGTTCATCAAGATGGATAATCTTGTTGAGAATAAGGCTTTAAGTCCTTATCATGGAACGTTCGAGATCAGAGATGTGACTCACTCTACTAGAGTGAAGGCACAGATCCATCTGGATGCCTATCCTTATCCCTCTTATGGGAACCCTCGCACTCCTATTGGGAATGTCTGGGTAGATCGGTATGAACGGAAAGTAGGTCTCCCGATCGACTTCACATCACTGTGGGCCGATGGACTCTCCCCTACGCAGACCGCATTGCTTGCAGCTTTAGTTTTTAGCAAACTGAAGCCTAAGTAATCACGACCACGAGGAAAACCATGTCTCTTTCTACAACCCTTTCTATTGCCGACCATTCGGCCGCCACGAAGACTTTCGTTTCCGTAAGTCCAATCGTTGGTGGTTCGAATCGACTCGATTCGTCATCTACGCTCGCCGCTCCCAGAACTATGTCTATCCGACATACTTCTACCGGGAAAGGTTCTAGCGCAGTTGACCGTCATCTGGTTCAGTTCCAGACGACAAAAGTCGATGCATCCGGAAACCCGTACACTGCTACCGTCAACTTGACGATTGCAATGGCGCGGTCCGGTGCGGTCACTTCAGCCGATGTTCTTGATATGGTTTCTTTTATCAAGAATTTTCTGACTGATGCCAATGTAGGGAGTATCCTCATTGGAGAAAGTTAAGAACTTTCTCCGACGAGTATACTTTTGGCTGGAATTTGTGTTCCGCAAGGAACCCTAGTCCCGCCTAAAGGAAAGAGCTGGTAATCTGGAAAGGACACCTCATGGGTCTTTCGAAGAGCCAGAGTGACTTTTATGTCACCCTCGTAAGTAAACTGTTTCTCGACTTGTCGCTACGTTATCCCTCAGCGCAGAAGTCCTTCAAGCGCGATATTGTGACTTTGCAATCACGATATCGCCATGAAGGCCTCTCCTTCCTGACCAAAACACTTCCCAAGTTAGGAAAGTGGTTTGACCAATGGATGGTAGGGCACAATGTCGAAATTCCCAAGGAGTTTAAAACCTCTCATGAGAACCGAACAATCCCAGCATTTATGCAAGGTATGTTCACATTGTGTTCTGGCCCTGATGGTTTCCGGGATCCTTCTGACTTGGACGTCATTCGTGACATTCGTCAGATTCTATTCTTCGCGTACAAACTTGACGTACCTTGTCGGTCAACCGAGAACGAAGCTGTTATTAACAACTTCGAACTCACTGACCGTGAGGTGGCGTCATTCGACTTTTCTGCGGTTGACTCTTTCTTACAGAAAGGAAGAGCCATTTGCAACAAAGTCCTCCATGGGTTTAACCCCAAGGACGTACGACCGAAGCATGGACCCGGAGCGGTTGCTACCGGTGAACGACTAAATGAGAAATGGGAATTTTCCCGTCTCTATTCTAGACTTCACCAGAAGTACCCCATGTACGATTATTTCGTATCTGGGGGGCCCCGAGAGATCTTTGATCGGATCAAATGGTACAAATCCTTAGAGCGCCTGGAAACAGGCTGCGCTAAGGTTGTCCTTGTTCCGAAAGATTCGCGCGGACCTCGCCTGATATCTTGTGAACCACTGGAATACCAGTATATTCAGCAAGGTATTGGCCGTAAGTTAGTTGACCATTTGGAAAAGACTTCAAGTCTAACTAAAGGTCAAGTTAACTTTACGAAGCAATCCGTCAATCAAGAATTAGCGTATAAGTCATCTATTGATGGCCTGTACGCTACTATTGATTTGAAGGATGCCTCCGATCGTGTGTCAGTGGAGTTAGTCAAGCGTCTCTTTCCTGAGAACGTTTTTGACTGCCTCTGGGCAGCACGAACCACCCATACGAAATTGCCGAATGGCAAAATCGTAGAACTAGCAAAATTCGCGCCTATGGGATCAGCATTATGCTTTCCCGTAGAGGCGTTAGTTTTTTGGCTAGTTTGTGTGGTCGCGATACAAGAGTACTCGCGGCTTCCGTTGTCATTCGTAGCACCCCGCGTATTCGTGTATGGTGACGATATTATCGTCCCTACATTGTATGCGCAAGTGGTGAATGACGCACTTGAAGCGTGTGGCCTGAAGGTCAACACGTCCAAGTGCTTCACTACCGGATACTTTCGCGAGAGTTGTGGTGTAGATGCCTATAGAGGTCATCTTGTCACTCCCTTGCGTTTGCGCCGGCAGTGGAACGAGAAGCCCCAGGATGCATCAGTTTACGCCTCCTATCTTGCTCTTATCAATCAATTTGATAAGCGTGGGTATAGTGAGACGTGCACGTTCTTGCATGGGATGATGACATCTGTCTTCGGGGTTATACCCTGGGGACGTGATTCATCTAGTTACCCATGTCTACGTGCTTCATCGTACTGGACTGCCTTTGACAAGAATGTCAAGTTAGGCGTTAAGTATCGATGGAATACTGACTACAGCCGCTTCGAAGTCCGCGTCCGCTCGTTACATACGAAGCAGACGCATTCGGACATCGATGGCTGGCAGAGAATGCTCCGAGACCTTCTGGTCCCGTCTCTCTCTGACCCATCCCGGGTAGCGCCAGTCAAGAGCGCTCAACTAAGAACTAACTGGAAACCCGC